CCATAAGGGGCCCCCGGCACTTGTGCCGCCACATCCTACCTGGATGTGTGCTACCATCTACCCTAGGAGGACCAAGTGGTCATCAGTACGCAGGTCCGTCAGAAGACCGAAGTCATACCATGTCAATGGTATGCCTCCGGAAACAAGCTTCCGATGGACTCGTTTGCTAATGACTACTACGCTGGAGGCCAGATAACCACGAGTTACCGGTCGAAAGACCGTGTGGCTGGCGATCCAGAGTCCGACTTTGTTCAGACATCAGGGTCACGTGCTGCTTTTATGCAGGAACTACGTTCCATGCCGTATGACGGTCCTGGTCGGACCTCATACGACAATGGTCACGAGTTCGACACAACGGATTACACTATCAGATACCTCAATCAAAAAGGTATTCTGGTGCGTAATCCGGGCCCATTCGAACTCCGATATGAGGGAAACATTGTCCTCAACGGAGCTTCGGTTGGCTGGCCGTCTCTCGTTCCCCCATCCTCGTCGAAGGTGACGATGGATGGGACGAGGGCGATCGCCATGTTGATGCCGAACAAGCCGGAAGCAGGGCTTGCCCAGTTCGTCGGTGAGTTGCGGGAGAAGTTACCCGCTCTCATCGGTGTCGAAACCTACAAGAAGGGACTCTCTACCAAGACAATTGGTAGTGAGTACTTGAATGTAGAGTTCGGTCTCAAGCCGTTTATTTCGGATCTTGAGAAACTGGCTCGTTCTGTACTGGAGGTACATAAACTTGTATCCCAGTACAAACGCGACAGCGGAAGGAATATCCGCCGCCGAGCCTTGCTTCGAGACGACACGGATTTTCGGATGATCAGCTCAAATGCGGCGATGGATATTTCTCTTCCACGTCGCTTGGGCAGTGAACCGAATCTCGACACGTATGTTACTGTCGAGTCGCGTCGTCTGGGTGGGGAAGTTTTCGAGGATTCTCGAGAACTTACCTGGTTCTCAGGCGCTTTCACGTATCATCTGAGTGATGCACATAACTTCATCACTCGGATTGATCAGTGGGAGGAGAAGGCTAACCACCTTCTCGGCACCCGGATTACTCCGGAGCTCGTCTGGGAACTAACCCCATGGTCCTGGCTCGTCGATTGGTTTGCCAACGTTGGTAATTTTCTTACCAACGTTGACATGTTATCCAACGACGCGTCTGTGTTGCGCTACGGATACGTGATGCACTATCAACGTGCAACTCGGACATGTAGCCGACCGGGGTTGACTCCAGTTGATGGAGTCGCTCTCCCGGCCCCCTTGCGCCAAGTTTTCGAGATTACTCGAAAACAACGGACAAGGGCAACACCCTACGGTTTTGGCGTAGATGTCGGAGCGTTATCGCCTCGACGCTGGGCCATTCTGGGTGCCCTTGGTATGACTAAGGGACCCGGCAATCTCGGTCTATAAAAGGACCGAGTGTGGGAGACAAGATCTGTCTCCCACGACAACACAACACCTGAAGGGCGTTGCCTCATCATGCTTGCTGACCCACAGTCCATCACGATCTCGGGTACTGCTATTCCGCTTCCGCGGACTAGCTCTGGACCGAACTCCGGCCTTTATACTTCGGCCGACAGTGCGGTTCAGCTCAGTGTGTCTTCTGCCTATGGCAAGAGGACGCGCCGGGCTGCCCGGATCAACCACTCGAAGATTTCTGCGGACGTGCTTATCCCGACGCAGAATGCGCGGTCGTCAGCGTCTGTGACGCTGGTGATCGATCACCCTGTGAACGGATACACGAATGCGGAGTTGAAGGCTGTTGTGGACGGTTTTCTTGCCGTCCTTACAGCCTCGAGTGGTGCGATGGTGACGTCGATTCTCGGCGGACAGAACTGACTTGGAAACGCCGGTCATCATGTTGGCGACGGATCACTAGGAGTAGAGGTCGAAAGACCTTCTTTCCTTATGTGGTCTGCCGTTACATGATACCGGCTTTCCTGTTCTGTTGGAGTTGGCGAGTCGATCGAGGCTGAGGAAGGCCTACCTCTAGAAAGCGAGGGACCTTGAAAAGCCTGATCGCGCTCATGCAGGTAGTCCTCGAGGAATCGGGGACTAGATGCGGCACAAGCACCACTTCTGATCTCAAAACGATCAGAAGGCGATACGAAGACGAGGGGTTGGCCTTCTTGGCCATTACCCTGCCGAAGTTCTGTTCCGACTTCCAAAAAAGTCTGGATCAGGGCTTCGTCGCTCGCAGTTCTTTCTCAGGTTTTACGAGAAAGAGAGGTCTCCCGACATTTCTGTCAGGTTTCCTCGAGCATGTCTTCGATCGTGACAGTGGTCGCTTGCTCGATTCTCCGTGTGTGCACTCGATCCGGTCCGTTCGGCAGATTACTCTGCTGTTTGGAAAGATCGAAGAGCGCTGCTCGCCAAGGCGAGTCAGAGCTGCACACGCGAAGTACATCGAGTGTGAGCAGGATGTTCGCTTTGCTGATGCAACCTTGGGGTCAGACCAAGCCTACAGGCTGGTAGACTTTGAGCGCATCAGCAACATGCTATGGGGAGCTCTCTTCTCTTCTATAGACTCTCGTGTCTATAAGGAGTCGGTCCTTCCCAAGCATGGTCCCGGTGTCACTGCAGAGAAGCTTCGCGGAAACGCGAAGTACAAATCTCTGGAGTGGACCCAGCGGTTGGAAGAAGGTGGCCTCCCTCATTGGGAGCACCTCATACCATCCGAGTCCTTTTTGCAGAGGACTGACAGCGTTCGTATCCTCGAACCTGGGGACGAGAGACCTGTAAGGGTCATCGACGTCCCCAAGACACTGAAAACTCCGCGTATCATCGCCGTCGAACCTACTTGTGTGCAATACATGCAACAAGGGGTTCTCGAGGTGATCGTGCAAGAGATTGCGCGCGATTACTACGCGTCCAATCTCGTTGGCTTCGAATCCCAAGAGCCAAACCAACGGCTCGCGAGAGAGGGCTCCATCACTGGAGCTCTCGCCACACTCGACTTGAGTGAGGCTTCGGATCGGGTTTCCAACCAGCATGTACGGCTCCTTCTTAGTAGACACAAGATCCTTCGGGACCTTGTAGATGCTACTAGGAGTCGGAAGGCTGATGTGCCTGGCTTCGGCGTTGTTCGCCTGGCCAAGTTCGCGTCTATGGGTTCGGCGCTCTGCTTTCCTTTCGAAGCTCTGGTGTTTACCACCATCATCTTCGTCGGGATCGAAAGAGCGCTCAAGCGGCCCCTGACTCACCGGGATGTTAAATCCCTGGTGGGTAAGGTGCGCGTCTATGGGGACGATATCATTGTCCCCACGGACTACGTGACTAGTGTGATCGAGGAGCTCGAAGCTTTTGGGCTTCGTGTCAATTCCGACAAGAGCTACTGGACCGGAAGGTTCAGGGAGTCTTGCGGAAAAGAGTTCTTCGATGGCGCCGATGTTAGCATTGCGCGGTGTCGAAGGACCTTCCCCGAGAGCACACAGCACGTCTCAGAGCTGACGTCGATCGTTTCGCTGCGGAATCAGATGTTCCATCTGAACTACAGCGAAGTGGTCCGATTCCTGGACCCTCTGATCGAACGGATTATTCCGTTCCCTTACGGGACAGAAACATCAGCTCTACTAGTGCGTCATGATCACTATCTCCCTTGCCAGGAGACAAGACATGACCTCGATTTACATCGCCCCCTCGTAAGGGGCGCGTACGTCGAGTCCAAGTTGGCTAGCGATCAGCTAGACGACTATGGAGCACTGATGAAGTGGTTCTTGAAACGAGGGGACCAACCCTTCGAGGATAGAAATCACCTCGAGCGTGCTGGGCGGCCCGTATCCGCTCGCATCAAGATACGGTGGGCACCTCCATACTGAAATCCAGTATCGAGTAAACTCGGCTGCTATCCTTACGAGGACGCATCACCGAAAGTGCCCAAATGGGGCTCCATCACCTTAACTGGTGGTGGAGTGCGGCTTCCGTAAGGAGCCGCGTGGGAGACTGGTGTCTCT